TCTTTAATGTCAGCTTGTCTAACGTTTCTAAGGGCCTCAACCAACTTTGTTTTCCTATCTGTGGACATGGCTTCAACCACGCCTTTGCCCTCTGCCTTCTTAGCTTTGTACTCCTTCAATTCTTCAAAGTATTCTTTAAGCTTCGGACTTTCCTCAACAAGTTTCTGAATGGTCTTGTCTATTTCGGGCAGATTAATCTCTATCACTGTACCGTCGCCTGTTTTTGCTTCTGCAACAATCTTTTTTTCTGACATTTTTTGTTTTCACCTTAAACTTTTGTTGGGCATTATCCCCTCGTTGGGGTGACGGCTGCGAACCCGTTTTTAGTCAGCCGCTCAACTTCACAGGGTTGAGAACCTCAAGGATGTCCCAATAAACTTGGTGACTATGGTGTAATGCGAATGATTTTCTTTGCTTGTATCTGTGCTCTTTTTAATGCTTCTTTTGTGTCATCGCTCTCTTTTGAAACAGTCAGGTAATCCTCGTTTGCCGCCGTTAGTTTTCTGCTCAAGTCCAAGTTTGTCTTTAGGCCATCGTGATACTTGCCCGTTAATGTTTCATGTTCAGTCTTCACCTTTTCCAATTGCAGTTTGTAGTCATCTCTACTCAATATTGCATCTTTCAATCTGTCTTCGCGGTCTGAGAGTTTTCTGCCATCTTCCACAGCTTTCAAATCGCGGTCTGCCACTTGCTTTTCTAATCGTTCAATAGTTTTGGTTTGCGCTTCAATCATGCCCGTCTGTTTGATGAGTTTTGCTTCTGAATCTCGAAACTGCTTCTCCCATTCTGTTGCTTTATCTTTAAACTCTTGAATTCCTTTTGTTGCTTCACGCTCTGCTTTTATCCTTCCAACTTTTTCGTCAATTAAAGCATCTTCAACACTTGTACCCTTCACTGTCTGCGCAGACGTATCGCTTTGCTCAATATCTTTGACGCATTCACCAGTGTCCTCATTCTTATGGTAGCCTTCAGGACATTCGCCTGCAGTCGGTGTCAAAATCGGGTTTGTCGCGTCACTTTGTTCTTGGGTTGATTTAGGTTTTTCCACTATTTTTGCTTCCAACTTTTTCACTTTCTTTTCGGTTTTTGTCTCATTAACTTGTAAGGCTTCAACCATGATACTTTCTAAAGGCATAAGACGAGTCAACGGAATTCCAGCCAAAACATCCTTAGTTAACAAGGCTAATCCGGTATAACTCATACCTTGACATTCACCATGCGAACCTGTGCCATATTCGCATCCTGATTCGTGACTTACATTAACAATTCCGTTTGTTTCAATAAGTTCATTCAACGTCTTGTTTTTGTCGCAAATAGGACATTTTAGTGCCCGAGGAATTCGCAATATGGCCTCAACAGTATCGCTTTCAAATTCAGACGCGACTATTTCCACTGTTGGAAAATTGAATTTATGATTGAGATTAACGGGTTTACCTTTAAGAGTTCGTGCCGCTAGTTGTAATTCTTCGCGTGAGTAAACATTACTATTCATGCTTTCTAATGGAAATGCCACTTCCACTTTCCAGTATTTAGCATCTACATCTTCTTTCCAAAGTTCAAAGTCAACATGCTTTCTTACCCACTGGAACTTTTCTCTCATAGTTGCGTTTGCCAAATAACTTTTACTTTCGTCTAACCCTAATCGGTCAATCCATTCTTGATAGCGCCTTAAACCTTCTTCTTGTCCGCATTGTGTTATGAATTGATTTTGGATTTTTTGAAAATCAGAATGTTTAAAAGTTTCTTGGGGATGGAGAACTGGCACGTAATATGCTTTAGCACCGCATAATGGACAAGTTTCTTTTGGTTCTTTAGGATCATCTTCGACCCAGTTGCATGTTCCGCAGACATTGGCGGTTTGGGCTTCGCGCAGTTTCTCGTTTAGTTGAGCTTTGCAGATTGCCCATGCTGAACTTTCAGGTTTGCCCTGTGCGATTAAGTCGTCTACGCATGCTCGAAGTTTTGGGGAACATGGTTCACTAACTTTACTCATTTTGTTTCACCTTATTCTGTTTCGTAAACCGCTATGAAACTGCCTGCGGCGATGCTTGCTGCCACATTTGCTATTATGTCTATTCTTGTGATGTTTGCGACGGCTGCGGTATGAACTAATCCTATAGTTCCCATTTCAAAAGCAGCGGCATATCCTACGAAACGTCCAATAACCCATACTAAGCCGTCTGGTGCTATTATAAGGTCAAGAACCAAGAACAATTCACTTGCTTCTGAATTGTTATCATTTAGAAGGTTTGTGCTACCTTTTGACGTTTTTATCGTATCATTTGCTGTTCCATACTGACGCCAGATTGAGTTGAATCCATAATTTGCTGCCACTGCGTCAGCATTAATCTGCCAATTATACAATACTGGAATGACTTGGTTGCTTTGAATGCTAAATACTAGGCGATATGCTTTTGGGTCTATGCCCGCAAAAGTCATTATTATTCTTATGTTTGAAAGTTTGCCAAACTGGATTTCACTTGTTTTTGGGTCTATGAATTCGCTTTTCTTTTCGTCCTTTAAAGCCTTGCGAATATCATTAAATAGTGAGATAACAAGGTGTCTCCTATCATTTTATTTCTAGTCAAGTGCGTAGATAGCCAACTCGCTTCCCACCCCAAAAGAATTGGCTACGCTGCTCACATAGTCTATTCGAGTAATGCTGGCAAGAGGGATTTTGTATAGAAGCGCAAAATCTTCGACAACCACGCCAGTCGCGCCCGCCAAGACTGCATGATTAGTAATTCTCAAGCATGGGTGTCCATCCAAGTCAAAAGTCAGCCATGCCACAAACTGTTCAAGTATGTTCTGCGCGGGCGGACATTGTAGGCTAGCATCGTTGCCTGCGCCGCTGGCGAAGCCTATGCCCGAAGCATAGTTATAGAAAGCCTCATAATAATTGGTGTCCGTTGTATCGTTGTTGTAGAAAAGCTTGCAGACGATTGCGCCTGCAAAGACGTTTTTGATTTTGTTGGTTATCATGTAAAGTTTTGATGGAATCAGATTCAAGCCTGTTAGACTCAGCGTTGTTACTGCCGCTGTCGCCGTTGTTTTCTGGATTAGTAAAGATCCGCTTGTGCCTCCAGTAAACGTTGCTGAACCGTTAAACGTGATTGAACTCGCTATCGTCTGCGCCGCCCCATCTGACTGGCTCATGTAATCGTCGATAAGTGGATTGTAAATATTTCTGTCTATCGGCTTGTTTGCATCAGTTATTTTATTGGCTCTAACCATTCAAGTTCACCTTTCTAATAGAAATCTAGAATGTTAAAATCGTTATTTAAGAAGTCGCCTTCCAACGGAGACGTTGTGCCTTCATTATGGCACTGAGTGCATTCCACATTTTTATTGTCTACTCGCCATATTTTGCCCCTGATCTCTTGTCCACAACTGTAACACATTTTTTTCTTTGCTGGTTTGGTGCTGATGTCTTTTGTAACGCCACCGGGGTAGGGTGGACGAAATTTTCTTGTGTCACCTTCCTGTCCCATACTCATTCTGGTTCACCAATATAACGCATCAGAAAACATCTGCATGATGGATGCTCATTTACTTGAATCATGTCTTCATCAATTACTTCTAAATTGGGGAATGTACGTCGCAATTCGTTGCCGTAGAAAATGTTTTTGTCTTCGTGCCCACGACAGATGTCACACACTTTAGCATCTAAAACGGCAACGTACAACCACTGGTCTTTCTGGCTGAAGAAAGTTACGCCATGTCGTACTGGAAAGTCTATTCGTTTCTTAGCTTCCAACACAGCGTCTATGGCGTGTATTACCTCTATGATTCCGCTGCAACTCATCTGCGTGTAACTTCCCACTTCTCTTCAGTTCTACTCGCTCCCAACAATCTGTGTGTGAACTTGTCAAACTCTTCATCTCTCTTCAGTTCCCAACCCTCAGGATAAGCACGTTTAAGATAAACAGTCACAGTTTTGTCGGCAAGTCGCATTGCATCAACCAAACTGATTTTGCGTTCTCTATAATTAGTTTCTATAATATCTAGGCCAGTCTGCAAATCATTCAATTTCTCCAATATCTGCTCCAGTGGAACTTGCGGGGGTTGCTGCTTCTGAAAAGGCAGTTGACCTTGCAAGGGTTGGGGGATAGGTTCAAACTCTGGTTCAGGCAAGTTGGGAAAGAACTGTTTCAGTATCGTTTGGGCTTGGTTCTTTGCAACCCGAGGCGAGTTAATGATGCTTGCGAGTTCTGTTAAGGTAACTTTTTCAAGACCAGTTTTAGGTTGCCCCCAAATCACACGTGGAACAGGTTCGTGGCATTGAGGTTCAAATAAATACCGTTCAATCCTACGTTTCAAGTACCTTTGAAAACCATTTACGAATCGGTCTACGCTTTCCATCATAACTGTTGCACTGGCTTCTGTTGCATTCTTAAGATACAAGAGAAGTGGAGCGTGCAAGCCTTCTGCAATCTGGTAATAGATCATTTCGATGCTGCCCTGAAATTTTGTGTTAGGATTAACTTCTAAAGTGTCAGTCGTGAAACTGTCTTTTGGGCAGTTGCCCAAGAAAATGTCTTCATCAATGTCTGCATCGGTAAACGCGTCTTTTATGGGTTGAATAGTCATGTCAAAACGGTGAACACGTTTAGGCCATGCATAACGATGTAAGGCTTTGCCAATGTCATCATTCATTTGTTTGCGAATATCTAGTAAGTCACCGATTGAGTCGGTAAGGGCTTGCCCGTAAGGGTGGCTTGTATCCTCTTCGTTAATGAATAGAAGCACTTTATCTAGTTCTGATTCGTTCCATGTAGCAACTGTGGCACTACTGATCTCTTGTGTGTACTTGTAAACTTTGCCTAGTTTCGTTCTCCAAACATAGAAGGTTTCAGGTGGTAGAATCTTAAGGTCATAATCGCCTATGATTTCTGCTGGACAAAAACCTTTGCCCAACGTGGTTCTTGTTATCTGTTTAAACTTTTCATCAGCATTAATCCGTTCGCAATAATCATCTATCGCCTGTTTATTCGGATGATCTGGCTTTTCTTCCTCTGGCATTTCCGTGTAGAAGCCCACACCAGCAACCAAATCCGTCAGCAAGTCAAGGGCAATATCTACTTCTGGATCGTTATTCCATTCATCATAATTGCTCATTTGAGTTGGATGTGGCTGCTTATCTGACCATTGAATCGAAACACTTGTTGTGCCTTTATCCTTATCTTCTTTACGATGTGGAATGTGAATTGCCTCTATAGGCTTGCGAAGAAATTTCCAATTTACCATTGTAGTTTACCTGATGTAGCTTCTACTTCTCCACGATACAAGATGTTGCGAGTCACTATTTCCACAGAATCTAAAGCGTCGTCATGTTGTCCGCGTGGAAACTGCACCCATTCAAGCCAGAACTCGCTTTTCCTATCCAACAACGGATTTACTAGGACTCTTTTCGATTCAAAATGGCTACTCATGCTTATGAAACGTTGCTGTTTATCATGCGCAGTGACAGTTGGCACTATTGGCAAACCACGGAGTTCATTGACGTAGGTTAAGACTTTTTGGAAAGCGTTAGATTCAATATAGATTTTGGCGTAGTGGTGCAAGGCATGTAACTGCTGAATTTTCTGTAGAAACATGGGAAAACTTGTTCGTTCTGCCCACACGTCTTCTAAGTAGGCTTGCTTGTTTGTTGAGTCATACGACATTGTGGCTATGCCTTGTAAGTCACCTTCGCCCAGTGCTGGGTCAACTCCCGCATATTTGATTCCGTTGCCAAGTGGCAGCGACTCCCATGGATGCAACCATTCACTTTTTAACAAGTCGCCCTGCATGCTTGTCGGGTCGTTTTGGTATTGGCAGTTGAAGAAGATTGTGCCTATTTCGTTTCTCCGTTCCTCAAGTTTTTGTAGACTCCAGTATTCAGGCCATAAAGCGGTTCCGTCTTGTTGAATGGCTTGTTTCATGTCGTGTGGCCATTTAGATAGTAGGTCCGCATAGATGTCAGCGTAACTCCAACGGGTTCCAATTGCAATGATGCCTCCCCAAGGGTATAGTGTAGGTATTAAAACCTTATTGAACCATGTATTAACTTTCTCAAGCTGGAGTGATGTTCTGACATTTTCTTCATCTATGATGTCGTCGCAAATGATTAAGTCGCTGCGTCCGCCAGTTATCGGTCCCATTAGACCTGTTGCTTTGAGTGTTGGGTTTTTGCTGATTTCACCGCGGGCCACTATCAGTTCTTGGCTTGTCCATTTTTTAGCGTTTTGCGGTTTCAGATCTCCAAATATTGTTCTATAACGCTCATCAGATTCGAAACGTGTGATTAATGCTAATAAGATTTCTTCTGCGAGGCTTGCGGTTTTAGTGACAATGTTAATGTGAATGTCTGGGTAGTTTCCGACAAGCCAACTGGTATAGTTAATGGTTGTAGTTTCAGTTTTGGCGTGTCCTCTAGGCCATAAGAGTAGAAACCGTTTTTCTTTTTCTGGTTCAGCTTTAAACGGACTGAACGTATTTTGCAGGTAGTTGTACCATTCAACGTGAAATGGTGCGTTGACATAGCCCAATGCCTCAGTGAATTTTATTAAATCTGTCCTTTCGGGCAAGTATAGCACTTGCCTTGGATAAGATTTCGTCTTCGTTTTCTGTGACATTAACCGTCACTATTTCCTCGCTAATTTCTATTTGTTCTTTCCTTTCAATTTTTCTGGTTAACATTTTTCCTACGAGTTTGGCTATTTCTTGAAACGCTAAAATCTTATCTTCCGCTTTGATTTCAGGATAAGTGGTTAGGAATTCTACTTTGAGCCATGTTTCAAATTCGCCACTATCAACCCATGCTTTAACATCGCGCTCTATGGTTCTGTGGTTTTTAAGTTTGCATGTCGCTGCTATTTCATCGTAGTTTAATCCTTTTAGTATGCCTTCTTTGATTGTTGGTAATCGTGTTAAGGTTTGTTTAGAAAGTGACATTTTGAGACATCTCATTTCTTTATTTGGAAGGTTGCTATTGTTTCTTCTACACTATGCTCTCGCAAAAAGTCTAAAGCTTCTAGCAACATTTTACTTCCTTTGTTTGGAGGTGGATAACTTTTATCTTCATTAACATAGAGCAATTTAATCAATTTGAATAGGTCTTGGTAGCTTAGTTGCTCCCAGCCATCAGTGGCAACATCTAAAACTAAATCGTTATTTCCTTTGTTGCCTTTTCTCAAGTTAAACTTCATTACCCCCAGATTTCCATTTAAGTCGTTGTTTTCTCGCAAATAATTCGAGATATGTTTTATCTGGGTACATTGCCTCGATAAGATTGTATATTTCCTCTGGCTTCTCACTATGTTCTTTTACGTCAGCATTAACCACTGAGGAAAAACGGTTTGATTCTTCAGGAGGGTGAACATTGCCTTTTGTTCCAATAAGGAGTAATTCATGTTGTCCTCTAACGTAGAAGCCTATTCCGAATTTGTCTTTTACCCAAACTATGTTAGTCTTGTACTGAAAACCCCATGCCTTCATAACTTGTAATGCATCTTCTAAGAGAGGATTTGTAGCCCATAAGAATAAAACAGCATTCTCAGAGGTAGGAATTTGTAGTTCACAAATTTCTTGTGTCTTCAAAATAGAATAATGGTTATTTGGACTTGATGTTAAGAAATCAAATGTATATTTCCAAGGTGGGTCAGCGTAAATTATGTCAAACTCACCAAGGGGCATGGGTTTGATTGGAGTTATTGTTCTCTGATTTGCCCAAGCATGAACTGATGGAAATTGGCTAACGACGTTAGCGAATTCTATTTCTGTTAATGTGCCTAGATTTACTATATTGTCGAACGTTTGTCGAGAAATCGCCCATTCTTTTAATGCTTCTTTACGTTGCTCCGAGTTCCATTTACGTTTTTTGTAACCTGACCCTATAATTTCTTGTCCAGCTTCACGATATTTCTGAAAAGTATTAAGATGTAAATTTTGAAGAATCAACTTTACTTTCTGAATCGTATCCATAATTTCTTGATGTCTAACTTCTTGCATTAACAATCATCTCGTTTTGGTTTCTGCATATTCTACATTTCCATGTTAACCTTAGGTTGACTGCGCCGCATTTTAGGCAAGTCCAAATTTCTTCTGGCATAGTTTTGCGCCGTTGAACCGCAAACAATTAATTGAGAAAGGACTGTTCTAGAAGCGGTTTGGATGGTTAGGATTCAACGTCTACGCTTATATCATTCCTTTCCAGTCTTTTGGCACACTCATCGATTTGCCGCAGTGTGGACATTGCACGGTGCTGGTTGGTGCGCCATAAAATATCCATGCGGGTGTCGGTTTAATTCTGTTTAAGGTGGGAATTAACCATTTTGTAGCTACGATTTGAGCGTGAATACGATCTACCTTTTCGGTTTTCCAGTAAGTTAAAAGTGCATCTACAATGCCGTCTTGATAATGGTCTATCCAGCCGGGGTACAATATTTCTAGGTAAGCCTCGTAGACTAATGAGCATTTGTGGTTGAATATGCGTTCCTCGTTTATCCAGTCATTAGACAATTAAGTTCCTCATTTTTTCTTTTCAGCCCCAGCCTCTTTAATTAAGGTTTGTAACTGGTCTTGGGCTTGTTTTTGTCGCTTGTGTTTTTCGCTTGTTCTGCTCCAGTTCCAAAGCCAAACGGCTCCGAAAAGTATTGTGCCTTCGGGGATGATTAGCCAAAGGTTCTGTAATTCGATTGTGATAAGTAGCAAATCTAGGTTGAAAAAGCGGGTTCCAACGTAGCTGACTAGGGCTCCAACCAAAAATGTGATGCCAAAATATTTTATGACTTTCCATAAGCCTCGGATTTCTATGGCTACACGTTGCTCTTGCTTAGCCATTATTTCACCACTTCTTTTATGATAACTTTTGTATCCTTCAAAAGTACGAGGTTGTTTACTGCTTCAAGTTGACTTTTCAAACTGTTTATTTCCTCTTGTTTCTGTGTGACTTGGTCTTGTGCTTCTTTTAATGATTCGCCCAAATCGTTTTTGCCCAGTTGTTCAACTTGAGACTTGTAGGTTTCTGCTTGGGTTTTGTATTGGTCAGCCAAACCATAAGCCTTAGTGACTTCCGATTGAGCATTCTGCTGCGAATTCAGAAGTTGCAACGCATTTTTGTTTGCTTGACGTTTCTGGTACAAGCCATAAATAAACGTGAAAGTCGTGGCAACTCCAGTTATTATAAGTCCATAGTCTTTGAGGAAAGCCACGATTTTGTCAAGAGTTAAGTTTTGAAGGATAGAGAAGTCAAACGTTGGTTTTGCAATCCAAGCCAAGATTGGTCCACGATACTGGTAAACTGCAAAACAGACTAAGCCTATTATGAGTCCCCAAAATATGGCAGCCTTCCAATTAACGCTTTTTGATTGTGAACTTGTCAATTTCTAAAGGCTCCAACTTTTGTTCCAAGGGAAGATTGGAGAGAGGACGCAACGTGTGAAGCAACTCGTTAGTTATTTCTTTCAAGGAAATTAGGAATGTGCGGTTTCGCATAGTATTTCTGCCCGTATCATCAACTGTCGGTTCTGCGAAGGTAACGCTGATTATGGGCGGTCCAAAATAGGTTTGGTGAAGCTGCACTACTTCTATGGGTTTGCGTGTTTGATCTCCAATGTTGTAGAGTTCGATTATTTTGTCTTCTGGCAAGAGAGTGGATACGCCACTGGTTTGTTCGTATTGTAGGCCGCTGTTTGGTTTTGGTCCGTAATAGAACTGTTCAACTCTCAAAGTGCGAATTGCCCCAAAAAGTTAATCGTATCCGCCATCCAACCAGCACTATACGAAGGCATGCGATTATCGCCAACTTTGATTTTTGGTTGCCGTTTAGTTTCTTGATCCCAAAACACTATGTTACCATTCCCATCACGTTCCACTTCTACGAAGCTGGGTACAAACAAAACTTTCGTGTTGAAAACCCGTTGCATAGCTTTAATCTTCATTTTCGTGAAGGGAAAACACACTTCCAAAAACCGTTCCCTACCCTGCTGCGTTAAAATGTCCATGTTCATTTCATCCGCATACGGCTGCATCAAATCCCATTTGCTCACCATAATCACGAGGCCCTTCAACGGTTTACTTGACTGATGCGTGCGCTTGTAATCTATGATGCCCCCAAAAATGCGAGCCAAATTCACGTCTGGATCAAAAGCTATGTCCGCCTCTTCCCTTTCGATTTGCACGTCATTTTTGAATAGTAACCCTTTGCTGGCTGGCGCAACCAAAATCAACCCATCACTTTCACGCACATATTCCTGTAAAATCTTGGCTTGAGTGTACGCGGCTGGACCAGGGGTTAGTGCTACGCCTCTATGTCCTATTTCCAGGTCTTCGCCTGCCACATCGCAAATTGGGATGTGTAGGCTTTTGCCACTCCACATTTCGTCCCACCACAACATTAACCCTGACTCTGTCGCGTATTTGTTGTAGGCGCCTGTTTTCTTTGGAAATCTGCCCCGTTGCAGGTTGCTTACGTCTTCCATAATGTTGCTTGTGTTTTCCACGACATCACAGTAGAAAGGCCGATGTTGAAAGCTCAGTGTTCTAGCGGCTAAGATGAGTAAGGCGGCGATTGTTGATTTGCCACTGCCTACGGTTCCGATCAGACTCCAACGGTTCTTGTAACGGTACAAATGTTCTGGAGTCGCATCTTGTTGTGGTACTGGGCCTTTAGTTTTGAACGGGTTTAAAGCGTCAATAAATTTTTGTGCTGACATTATGTTTCCTCTTTTTTCTCTGGAATGGGAACTGTTTCTTGTGTTGGTGTTAAGGGTGTGCTTAACGTGCGTTGCATAGGAGCTACTGGTGAAGGTGTGGTTTTATGTAAGATTTTGCCTTGTATCAGTTTTTGCCAGAACAAACCGTAAACAATGAACACCATAATCAAGCCGCCACCTATTGCTAAAGCCAAAGCTGTGGCTGCAATGTAAGTGAACCCGAGAGCGCCTATTTGAATCCAACTATTCACAATCCAATCGTGTCCCGGCTGTAGAATGGTTCCTTGGATTCCGCCATATATTGTGTCTCGGATGCCCATAAAATTGATTGCTGCTAACGTAACTAAGACTACTATGGCTATTAGGCTGATTAAGCCGAGGATTGCGAGTTTACGCATGGTTCACAAATCACCTCCATTCATTTTTTATTTGTATGGTTGATAGTAATTAGAAGATTGATCTACTTTTGTGGTTATTTGCCAATAATGATATGGTGGATAACATGGAATCCACGGATAATATGGGTAAGGTTCGGGAACGTAATAACTTCTTTTACCTTTGTTTCTTTGGCAAGTTTGACATGAATTAGGATGGCTAACACATTTATTTTTATACTCACAAACAACTTCACTTATTTTTGAAACACTCCTCGTCCTCTTGAATCACTTAAAATTAAGCCTTTCTCAACATTTGGCACATCACCCACAGTCACGCCAATATTCAAATCAGGAACATCACTTAGTTGCATTTCTACGAGGAAAGTTGAAGCATAAGCCAACAGGTCTTCCCGGTTTACTCTGCACACGGATTCAGCTAAAATGGGGTCTTGAAAGCTAGTTGTGAATATGTAACGTCTAACTGCTTGTTTCAGTTTGCCCCGTTGGCTCCTAACTCCACGATGTGACATGCTATTCTTTCACTCTCATCAAGTTTTTTTCTTGAAGGGTGAGATTTGAAAAGTTGCTAATTTATCCGTTATGTATTAAGTCTTAATAAGGTTATCCCCTACAAATTAATTCGCAATAAAGCTTATAAGGTAAAACATAGGTATGGCATAGGTAAAGAGTGAAGCGGCGACAGAAATGGGATTTAACGTTGTGGACGTAAAGATAAGTTCTATAGTAAGAGATAAGACACAAGGCACGTTTAAAGTTCTAGGCACAGACTTTTATTGGAATACTATTGTCGAAAAAGACGGTGTGCTCTATCGGTTAGAATTTAACCATTTTACGAAACGCACTAAATGGGTGAAAATTCAATGAAGCCAAAAACCATAGCCATAACTCGCAAGTTCAACTTGGGCAATTATCAAACCGTCGATTATCATATTGAAGCTGACTTGGATATTAACGAAAATCCGATTGAGGCCTTCAAAAGTTTAGAGAAAATCATTAACGATTATTGGGAAGGCAGAACCCAAAATCTGGTTTCTATAGCTAAAAAGGAGGGTTCTGTGTGAATTCTCAACAAAAAACAAAACTGAAAGAACTTTCTTTGGCGAAAGAACCTTCACTAAGAAAAGAGTGTAGAGCACATCATTTTGGAGAATGGGGTCGTTGCCGATATTGCTCAATGAAGACTACATATTACTATGAATGTATGGCAACATTGAATTCTTGGCCAAAAAAAGAGAAAAATACGGAAGAATGGAGACGATTAGTTGATAATTTGCGTTGTAAACCGCATTTTCATGAAGGGGTTGGTGTTTGAATGCAAAAAGAAGTTTCACCTAGAAAATGTTACTGTTGTTCACCCGAAACATGCCCAGACTTATGGAGTACGTGTGAAGACCGAGTTGAAAGCTTGATTTTTAGGGGTCATCCAGACTTTTCCGAGAGGAAGACCAAAGCATGACTTCTTTATGTTGGAGAAATCCAGATGTGGAATGTGAACACGCTAAATGTTGCTATGATGCTTCATGCCAAGCTCTTTTTGAATATTGGAAATTTGCGAATAGCAAACAATGGAAAGAAATTGTTCAGAGAGAAAGAATGAAGGAAACTCAACCATGAGCGAAGAATCTTGTTGGGTTTGGGTTTGCCCAAACTGTCAGGCACAGGTTCCAAGCGACTGTGACGTTTGCCAAAATTGTGGCTATACCGAAGCAGTTGACGATTTGGAAGTGAAAGCATGATTGAAGAAACAGAAATGATTGAGGAAGGGCACGGAAGATTAGATGTTTCATGTGAGCATGGTAGTCGATGGATTTGGTGGCCAGGTCCAGACAATAAAGGCAAATGGGAATGTGTAGTTTGGGCAAGTAATTGCGGTTGTGGCGAACCACCACGACCATTCAAAAAGAAGAAGGAAGTGAAAGGCTAATGCAGAAACTAGAAGAAAAAACCAAAACAACCTTTGTAAAAATTGAACCTTCTCAGATAGGTCAGCCATACAAATACATCGAATTGAAATGTGTTTGTTGCAGAAGAACCTTTTTCAAAGGAGACATTCGAGAAGACCCCGACAAAATAACAGGGCAAGAGAAGCCATTGTGCCCAAACTGTGCAAAGCATTATGTGGAAAGGCTGTGTAAATGGAAACAGAAACTACGACAACTGCTGAAAGAGTATCCAAAGGAACGTTGCGCTTTCGTGGATGGAAAAATCTCGGGGGAGTTAAGCATGTCGTTTAATGAGGTTGAATGGCTAAAGAAGTTTGAGGAGTTGTTGAAATGATGGAGAACCACTTACACCAATCTCTCTCTCAGTCCCCTATTCAGAATTGGAGTATGAACAAAGTTGTTAAATCCAAAATGCGCTTAACGGTTAAGCTTCTCATGACCAACGGAGGGACACATAGGCGGGATTGGGCGGGTGAAGCAATAGTTATTAAACGGAGTGATGTGGAACATGTACACGCCTACGCACAACAACACGCAAACCCCCGAGACTTTTTGATACTTCACATTCCCATGAAAATAGGGTTAAGAAACAGCGAAATTCGCAGTTTACGCATAGAACACATTGATTTTGAAAACAGAAGTTTCCAAGTGTTAGACAGCAAAAAATACACGTTTTTCCCCCTGCCCCTAGACATGTTAAGCCTACAATTGGTTAAAGACTTGGTTGGAGAAAGATGTGAGGGCCTCGTGTTCACGCACCGAGGCAGTTGGACCAAGGTTAAAGCCGATGAACCTCTGAGTCGCGTCGAAATATGGCAAATCATCCATGACATAGCAGAAAAGGTAGGAGTTAAAGGTTTTAATCCACGGATTTTACGGCATTATTTTGCTGCACATTGGGTTTATGATGAAAAGAAAAGTTTGGTTACTCTTCAACGAATTTTAAGGCATAAGAGTCTAGCGGTTACGCAAGTTTACCTTTCTAAACTGAGCTTTTTTGAGGATGTGCAAAGAGAGTTCGACGGCGTCCAAAACAGTCCATTAGTTCCCGAAACGACTCAACTCCAACTCAATGATGTCTCTCAATTTAATACGAGGAATTCAAAGCAAGTGGGTTGGGTTGCGGGAGAAACAATCTGTAATGGCTGTTCTAATCTTGCTCTCTGTAGAAGTTGGACACAGAAAAACTCGCCTTTACCCTCATGCGCTTCAGAATGCCGATTTAAACCAGAAAAAAAGGAGATGATAGAAAAGTGATTAATTTTGTTGAATCTCCATTTGGAATAGACAGATGCCTAAAATGCAATTCCAGTGACACATTTAAAACTCATTATGGTTTTCGATGTAACGGTTGTGGAACACGGAACTATGTTTTAGATTATCCAAATAGATGGATGATTTGCCTATGGAATGATTTACCATTTAAACAATCTGAAGGTTCACAAGTTCCAATCTACAAAAAGGAGGAGTTGAAAAAAATTGAGTAAAATTAAGGTTGTCGAGTTGCCAGCCGAATTCGTGGACGAGTTTGACAAGATTATTGAGGGCAAATTTTCGAGTAGGGTAGCAGCGGTTCAACATGCGATGCGACTGCTTATGGACTCGCTAAAGAAGGAGGGTTCTTAATGGTGCAATGCTCTTCATGTCACAACTTTACTAGAAAAACACACTGCTGTAGTTTCTTCAAGAAAACCATTGCCCTAGCAGACATCCACAAGCAAATTAGTTGTGATGGTTACCCCAATTTTGCTCGTAGAAAGTGGCTTCTCGGTTTGGCTCATAAAGAACAGAACTCGCAGGTTAAGGCTTATCAGATTTTGGGGGAAACAAAAGAATGATTCAGGACACAAGTTTAGAGGCTTACCTACAAATCCAACCCCATCTGAAACCATGTCAACAACGAATCTTCAGGTTCATGCAAACATGTAGAGACAGAGATTTCACTAATAAACAGTTGGCCTATGAGTTGAGATGGCCCATTAACACGGTTACGCCTAGAATTTTGGAACTGCGACGGATGGGTTTAGTCGTGTTCAGCAAGATTATTGTTCAGGAGAATGGGCGTAGGGCGATGGCTTGGAAGGTGAAAGTATGATAATTCCTAATTTTAGATTTTCCAACTATGACCATTCTAGCTATGACCATTTGGAACATATAATTGAACTAGCATATCAAAAAGATAAACCAGATTCAATCGCTTTTCAAGCATTACTCTGTGATGTTAACCATGAAACATTACACGCCCTGATTCATAATGAAGTCAATTTAGACGCATGTAAGGCTTTTGATAGCATCGCACCAGCAATTGATAGGTTTTCAGGTATTCTTACTCCCCAACTTTTAGAACATTATCCAAGAGTAGACGCTTACTTGCAGAGTAGATTTCAGACTTGGGTAGAGGTGGCAGATAAAAAATGAAGGTTTTCCTTGTGAGAACAGAAGGTTACAAGACTGTTGTCAGTTTCATTAGTCAAGAGGATTTTGAACGGTTCATTGATTCCGTGACTGATGGGTTGGAGCGGTTGTGGGTTGAAGTGAAGGAAGTGGGCAAACAATGAATGAAGCTTTGAAACTTTTGCAAGACGCAGTAGGCTACACAGAAAAAGAAATTCCGGACAGATTCATCATCACAGAACAGAACGGGGAATGGGTGATTAAGGCTTATCGCTATTTGGATGGACCTACTTTCAGCAAAATCTTGCGGGCAATAAGCGACAAGGGAGGAGGTTATAGGAAGGATGAAACGACAAAGTTTGCCATCTTCACCTTACCCAAACAACAAAAAGAAAAGGAAGAACCTAAAGAACCTTTGGCACCTATTGAAGAACAAGGCGAGTATGCTCTCAGCAAAAGCTTGAAAGGAAAACTTGGACAACTTGTGCCATGCTTACAAGATGCAGAGGGCATAATTATTGACGGTTTTCACAGATTGAAAGTGAATCCAAAGGCTTGGACAGTTAAGAATGACCAGATTAAAACGCCCGTGGATCGGGCCTTAGCTCGAATGACCGTGAACTTTTGCCGTAGGCATTATTCAAGTGAAGAGATGAAAAACGACATTGGATTGTTGATTGGCTCGGGTTTAACTGTGGAGCAGATTGCGGAAATCACGGGAATCGGTAAAAGTACAATCTATAATTATATGCCTCCAGAGAAAAAAGACAAGGTATTAAGTGAAGCACAAAAGAAAGGATGGGAAGAAAAGAATGAGTTTCCACGCGTGGAAACCCCTCTTAAGACTCAAGAAACCATAATTCCAAAAGCAAATTCAGGACAAATCTACAAAACATACTTGCTTGGAATGCGACCATGCGAAAAATGTGGAAAACAAACAGAACGAACCAAAATGCATTTTGTTGACAACCTTTTAATTTGTCCAGAATGTGCTGGAAAAGACAAGCCTTTACCAGTGCGTAAACTAGAACTGGAACCCACATTCAAACCCCAAGAAACTTGGCAACAACGCAAAGCCGTGATGCAACCACAACATAGCAAAATGGAAGAAAAACTACTATTACGATTAAGTGGCAAAGGTTTCACGCCAGAAACGGATATTGAATTTTGTTTGCAGAAAACCACTCCTGACTTCTATTTCAGAAAGCAAAACTTGGCCATTTACATTGACGGTCCAGTCCATCAGGGCAGAGAAGACAAGGATGATATGATAAGGGAGCAACTGACGAAACAAGGCGTACATGTTGTATCATTGCCCTATGAAACGGATAAAGATGAAGATAAATTGTTTGAGCAGATTTTGGAGGTTTTGAAATGGTGAAGAAGAAACATTGTGAAGGCATCTGGCACCATGACATCGTTTGCCACGCAAAAATGAGGAGGTGCGACAAATGAGTAAACGCCAGTTTGATGAGGGCATTCATACACCTATTGTTACATCAGACAATGAGGATCATGACCTCGAAATACGATTGGAAAATGAAACATGTTTAGAATTTTATCTTGATGGCAAGAAGGTGTTTGGCGGAGATTGGGATGGAAATCTTAGACAATTATTTGAATTGGCACTTAAGAAGTGGAGTTCAAAATGAGTGATGGTCATGGTCACTGGTTTCGTTGCGGAAAATGCAAAGTCAAGTTTTGGAGTTGCTATGATGATTGTCCATATTGCGACGGAAAAGGAGCAAGAGAACAATGAGTGAACCGATTTGTGTAGCATGTAACCAACCTATTAGAAAAGACCAATACCTGTACAAGGTCAAATTAGATGATGGCAAAATAGTTTTCAGTCATGGCTATCCATGCATCGAACAATTCAAGATAGATCGTCCTAAACCAATAACGACTCCTGATTGGTGGGTCCAACGCGTTTTGGAGTGGGAAAGAGTATGAAACTTAAGCGATTACTATTAATTCCATGCGTGCCAGTTCTAATCGGTCTTTGCCTTGTCACTTGGGTATTCTATGTTATAGGAGATATGGAGAGGAATCAAAAAAATGAGTGACTTTGTAGCTTTCCGCACCTTATACACTAGCATTCCAATGACTGAGCAAGTGGCACAGCTGATTTGCGATTGTTTAAACTATTATTTGAAAAAGTCGAAGGTGCCCGTTGAAAGGTTGGAGAAGATTATGGCTTTATACAAGGTGAAACAATGAACAATAAATATGTTAAACATTTTCGTTGCCGACACTGTGGAACATGGGTCAAGAAAAAAGAAGCACTCTACAATAAGAATAAGCAGCCAACATGTCCGGAATGTGGTAGGCGACTAAAACAAAAACGTAACGGGCAAAGATTCCACTTTCATCAACTCATTGATATAATCCCGAAATATGAGGCATGGGTGAAACTGTGACTCAACTGTATAAGCCAAAGTGGATAAACGGTAAACCCCGTTGCAGTTGGTGCTACCCTAACAATGCGCATAGACTTTGAGTTCTACTAAAAAAAGAAACCGTGGCTTTAACAGAATGCAGTCGTTGCCATCGGCAATATCAGATAGGGCTTTCGCTGGAATCAGAGAAGAGTGCCTAAAAACAGCAAAACAAAAATTACTTTCGCAGAAGTTTTTTTCTAATCTTCGGCAAGTAACTCCAAAAAGAGTCAGACACAAGAAGATTCACTAGAATAATACCTCCAAAACCTAAACCTGCAATGGCATAGACAACCCATGTAGGAGTTATTGACGGAATATTTGTCGGAGTTATTGGCAACATCATATCTTCAAAAGTGAAGGTTAATATTTAAACTTTGTTCTCTCAACAAATCAGTGTTAATCCCTCTTAGCATCCTCGTAGTAACTATTTGATTATTTGTAAACCCCTACCTATTTCACGTTGAACACCAAATTTTTTAGCTATAACTTCGTATGGCGTGCCAGATGGCAACTGCCGAATGTTAATAAGAGTCGGAGTGACGCTTGAATTAACCATACTTGCTTTCGTTTTAAACCCTTCTTTAGTCAAATCATGTTCTACAGAGAGGACATCATAAGGCTGCGCGGTTATGGATTCAGCCGGGATTGTCACGCTGAGTTGATCACCAATTAGAAGGTTCATATTACCCATTGTCTCTATGTCAATCCGAATTGGCGCGTCTTTTAATTGATAAAGCAGAGTTTCTGCTCTACTTTGACATTCAGCATCAGATTTTAAGTTATCATCAACAACGTCGAGGTCAGACTGTTCGCTCGCGGGTGCTCCGCTTGAAGCGTTTGCCCTATATCGGCCTTTAGAGAAGTAAAGTGCGTCAATATAGAAGAACATGTCGTTTGTGTCTGTGCGTTCAAAATAGAATTCTATAAAGTTAATGTTGAACCAATCAGGCGAAAGTGCTTTATGCCAAACTCCATTAGGATTTAACACCGCGTCATATTCTTGGCTGTCTCCTAAGTCACTGTTTACAGCATTAAAATTCAAGTTTGACGCTTCAGTTACTATGTTACGATAGAAATAATTAGTTGCGTTTGTGCATAGTCTAACTTGAGCCGTTATAGGCGCAGCCCCTGTAATGTCACGGCATATGTAAAACTTGAGAAGTTGATAACCGCTTCGGCCCATGCCCTGCAGGGCTGTGGAAAAGTCATAATGGCACTGGATTGTTTCATGCCCAGCGACATCTTCAGAGCTTAATAGTAAACTGTTTGCGCCTAAAATCTTTGTTACAACACTCGCGCCTTCTGTGCCATAATCAGCATCCCATCCAGCCCCATAAGTCCACGCATCATGATTTGACGGTTCACATCTGCCTTCTTGCGCGTTTGTTCCGTTAGTGCCAAAAACTGTTATGTAATTTCTTACTTGTTCAACGTCTCGCAAAACATTATAGTTTAGGATATTCGTGCCTACAGTTAAGGTTTCAACTCCCACGCTTCTAAGTGGTCTTGTCTTCCAAACGAGGTTATTAGAAATGTCAATTTTCCAATCTTTCCTAATTTCAACCCCCGCTGAAACCCAATAATCTGAAACCTTCTGTAAAACATCCATGAAGGGTTCAACGTCAACATGCAACGTCACATGGTAATCGTCTGAAGCGTCACCAGAAAAGGATGTGCCTAAACCTAAATCAGCAGCCAATTCCGCAACTATAACATCCGCGTCTGTGGCGATCCAAGACTTATTCCGTTTCAACTGTCGCCCTAAAATTTCCCCTAAAAGTTTGCCTTCAAACACGCGATAATATCCTGATCCACAAGTTAAAGGCGCGGAGATTCTGCAGATTTTCCCAATAAACTGATGGTTCGCAGGTAAACTTCCAACTTCAGCATCCCACAAATAGAAGTATGCTTTATCATTTATGGCTATGTCCGTGTAAAGATAGCCCGTGTCTTCTACTGTGGGCAAAACAAAATTGAATGTGCCTATATCATTGAGAACAGCTTTAACGTGGATGCTCAGGGCCTTATTGTCTAATATGTAGTCGTTAACCGCGCCCGTGTAGGTTTTAATTCTATTTTGTGGAATCATATCAATCACCTTGAGAGTATAAAGTCTGAAGCAACTGAAGCAGCAGTTAAACCTGAAACAATCGCCATAGCCCAGCCCAAAGGCCCGGTTGCCAAAGAAAACGCTATCCATGCTGAATGTGCCAAGCGAACGACCATGACAAACTGTTGAACCTTGTTTATTGCCGCGTCTATGGTTTCGTCGCCACATAAACGTCTAACAAGTCCTAAGGTGCGGAACATTAAAGTTTCAAATCGCCTTATGTCACTTAACGCGTGTTCCACGTTTAATTCTAAATTGAAGGTTACAGTTTCTTCACTCAAACCTTCTGCACCACATTTGCCTTAATCATTTCTGCAATCGTAGCCTTAACCTCTTCAAACGCAAGCCTCATATACGGATATTTAGCCTCAACAACCCCGGCATAGTTGACTATTTTTCCAGTTCGATAATTGGTCACATAGCCCCCAGCCCTTACGCGAACACGTCGCCATCCTTCGCCTTCCCCGCCTCGTTCAACACGAATACTATCTCTTAAACTTCCCGTGTCAACTGGCACGTAGACTTGGGCTAAACCCTTCATCAATTCAGCTTGTCGCATTAAAACTTCAAAAGCGTATTCTAACATTTTCTGTGGAAGAGTAGCCAAATCCTCTTTAACTGTGCCTTTAGCAAAATCAAAATAGATGCTCATATTTCTTTTACTCTATTATGCGTCACTATAACTGATGTATTCCGCTTCACCTTCATACGAGTAAACCGCATCTTGATCCTCTCCTATCTGAGCATTATTTCGCAAACAATAACCGTTTGCTATCGTGTAAGTCCGAGTCTTAGGCGCACCCGCACCGTCTTCAATAGCCATGATGATTTTGAAATATTCTATTTTGTTGCTAAACCCATTATCCACTAAGGCATATTGATTGCCCCCAGCCACTTGAACATCAGTAGCAAAAAAGGCGATTCTACAATCACTCAGAAACCTTAATTTCCAATCGAAACAACTAGGTTGCTGTAAATTTATGGTTGGTGAAGTTGCTGCTCCCGGGGGTTTATTGCGTATTGCGTCATGGATGCGGTTATATTCAAAACTTAGGATTCCGTTTGTAATGTTGACTCCATGCGTAGCATCATAACCAATGTGCACGTTGCTAATGCGGCCTTGTACCTTCTCCGTTTTGACTGGTGTTAAAGTCACACTTTCACCTCACATGGTTCGCCCATTAGTTTTAACTGTTTATTTGCCTCTTCCACAGTCAGAACATTGTTTGCGTAATAAGACAATTCATATATTTTTGTCATGTAAACCGCTACGTTGTCGTTTGAATCTTTGCACAATCTTGCGTGATAGTGCCATTTCATTTCTTCCACATCATCAAACACGGTTATGGTTTTGCCCTCTCTAACTTCCTTGCGCATTAAGAGTACCTCTTATAATTTACGACATATTCAACTGAATAGAGAACGGTTGAACCTAAATTCTTCTCATTATCGCTTAATCGTTGAAAAGTTCGTAGTGAACCAGTCGGATAAGTCTCTGTGACACGTCTCAATTCAGCTTCAGCTTGCCATCTAAGTTTAGTTCCAGTGATTCCAGTTTTGTCAATACACCATATAGTTATTGGCACACGTTCCTCGTAACCTACTCCAACTGGTAAAGCTGTACTGTCAGGTGTGCCTATACAAAACACTAAATCCACACCTTTTTCTTTGAAAACGCGCACTAAAGGATAATCTGGATTACCATAAGTCACTATAAAATTGACTTGTGTAGTGCCATCATCCTTTGTAAGGTTCGCATTAAGCAACCAAGTTTCTAAGTATACCTTCATTCTAAGTCTTGAGTCATCCACCACAGGTTATACTTCCGTTAATTTTTTATAGTAGTTTTACGCAATACCGATCAGGGTATTGTTAATGCCTTACAAAGACAAAGCGAAACAACGAGAAGCTGTAAGAAACGCTTCACGTAAGTTCCGTGCTAAAATGAAAAATAAAATCGCTGAATTGGAGGCTAAACTACGTGCCTATGAGCAAGGAAGAGCGACGTAAACGGGATAGAGAACGAAAACGCGAAAGACGACTTACTGACCCAACATTTAGACTAAAGGAAAAAGTCAATCATCAAACTTATAGAAAACGCCATCTTGAAGAGTGTAAAGCGCGAGATAAGAAATACACGAAGGAACATTTGAAGGAAAAGGTCGCATACCACAGACTTTATCGTACGCTTAACCGTGATAAATATAATGAGTTAAATCGGAAACAAAAACGGAAATACCGAGTGAATCACCCTGAATTTGTCGCGAAGAAAAGAATTGAAGCGCGTCAATATTACGACAATCATAAAGAAGAACAGACAGAGAATAGCAAAAAATACCGAGCAAATCATAAAGAAAAAGTTAACAGTTGGATGAGGAACTATCGAAGAAGACATGCCAATTTGATTAAATCGCGCAATATTGCAAACTATTATGTGCCACTCAAAGATAAATGCGAATTATGTGGTTCCGTAGATAGATTAGAACATCACCATACTGATTACGGTCAGCCACTATTAGTGCTTACTCTATGCAAAAAGTGCCATGTAACGTTGACCGAAAGAGAACATAAAACCTAGCGTCCTCAGAGATGCAAGGGCAACAGGGTTAAGTCGCATTCTCGAAAATAGAAACTACCAGCGATATACCGAAACCGAACTGTTTTAACCTCATAACACATATTGTTAACAACGATTTCGTCGCCTTCCACAACTGGATCAGCAGTCAAGCCCAAGGCTTCTGTCTTCACGTAAGTGCCCGGTGGCAATAAAGAGGGATTTGAACCTTTAGTGGTTGTGTACATTTCAATTGTTAAATTATCATATTCTTTAGTATACCAACCTGTCGTTGTATCGCGGTCACCCAACGTTAAATGTTTGCGAGTCACATTGAGGCTGGTTCCAGCTAAATTTTTGATTTGCAGAATTATTTTATCCCAAGTGTCATCGAATACGCCTATGCGAAAAGAACCTATATGCATAGTTCCTATGATTGCCTTGTCCATTTAGGCACCTGTCAAATAATCAATTACTAACATAATTTCGCCTGTTCCCGCTTTGGCTCCTGGCGAGTAAAATGTTACTGTGTCTCCTGCTGCAATGTCGGTTTTGAGAAGTGTAACCGTTTTAGAATACCATAGGGCTTTGTTTATTTCTGTTGTGCCTGTGTAGTAATAGTCTCGGTCTGTTTCTTTTCCAATTTCCACTGTTATGCCCGCGTCTGCGCTTGAAGCCTCAGTATAGAGTAAATGCGCCCGTATTAGTTGGCATGCTTGTTCTGGATGAAGAGTAACAAGTGTTGTTGCCCCGCCTGATAAGTCGGCTGACACTGCGGTTCTTAAGGTTCCGTCTACAATTGTGTTTGCTCCTAGTATGTTTGTGGGTGCGGTACCTAGAGAACCATATGTGTTGTTGGTTATGCGGTTGTGGTCGCTTGTTGCAACTTCTGTGACTCCGTATTTTTGGGCTCCGCCTCCCGGGTTGCCCATGTAACAGTTTGTTATGATGTTGTAGTCTGAGTCTTCCAGTTTGATTGCTGAACGGGTTCCATCCATGCTACAGTTGTCTATGAGTTTGCATCCGTTGAAAGTGTTTCTGTCGCTTATGGTGTCAAGTTTGATGCCGTCATAATCGTTCCAGTCAATGCGGCAGTTGCTGATAGAGTTGGCTATTCCATTTGTGAAATTCATTCCAATAAGGTTGTTCCAGAATAAACTGTTAGCGATTGAGTGTGCGCCTGATCCGTTTAAGCTGAAGCCTGTGCCGTCACAGCCGCCAATGTTGATGTTGGTGAGTATGCAGTCGTCTGTGTAGTCGCTTAGGGCGATGCCTGTGGCTGCTGAGTCTTCAATGTCTAAATGGGAGAAGGTTCCTGCGCCAATGTTGCAGAAGGGTGGTCCCAATGTGCCGAGGGCGTATATTGCGTAGGTTTTAGCGTTTATGATTCGCATGCCGTTTCCAATGAAAAACCGTGCTGTTGAACCTGCGACTCCAGTAATTTTTATGACGGTGCCACTTGCTTGCTCTGTTTGGTTCCCATCTAGGATGCCACCTGATAGATTCCAAAATATTCCTGAACAATCAAGCATTTCATCATCTAAACTTTTTTTAGCAGTCAACTTTGCACCAGTCAAATCTAATATGGTGTAGCCGGGAACAGAAATTGTTTTTTCAACGGTGAAGGCTCCTTTCACCGTGACCTTTTCGGGGCTTGTTCTTCCAACGGTTAAGGCGTTGATTGCTTTTTGAATCATGTCCGCGTCAACTGACCCTGCTATGCCTGAGTAATCTGTACCCGCGTAAACGTTGCAGTCTGCGTAGACGGTTGACCCTATTTTGTGAACTGTATAGCATGATGGGTTGGTGCCGATTAGTTGACCCCATTCAAGTTGCGAAATTTTTTGTCCATCAATCCATGCTGGCATTACTCATATCCCTCCGTACCGTCTGCTTTGCATTGCCAACCGAGTCCGTTTCGAAGTTGGTATTGCGTATGGTTTGCTTCTGCGTTTCCATGTGGACATTTTAGAAGGTTATGGTCTGGTGTTGACTGCAATTGTTCCAGTACGTTTTGTGGTGGTTTGAACCTTGTTCTTCTTCTTTTGCATATTTTCCACAATTCAACAAATTTTTGTTCTACCATTTTTTTCGCCTATCCATAACTAACGTCGATTTCCATTAATTGTTTGCTTGCTTCTTTGACAGCTGCCAAAACTTCAGGATTATTCATTAAATTGCTTGTGATGGCGCTTGATGTGCTTTCGCTGTAACTTACGCCACTGAGACTCCAACTGTGTCCAGAACTGCCTCCAGAACCAGAACCTCCACCACCTTTGTAGAAGCTCATGTAAATTTGGTTTGCAACCAACAGGATTGCACCGTACTCTTTGGTTGTTACGTTTCTAGTTTTTGATCCTGTTGTTCCTGACAAGTTGCTGATTTCTTCTGCGCCGAAAAGGTTTAAGCAGTGAATTGCCATGTCCAATATGTATTCTGCGATTGTGGCTGTTAAACTTGTGTCTGGAATCAGGTTTGTTAGGCTTGCACCATTTAAAGTAGGCATTCTTATTCCTCGTTTTGTTTGGTTTCTAAATAATCCCGAATTAACGTGAGAAGGTAAACTGGAAATTTGGGATGGGGTACGGGTGGACCAAGCCAAGCGTCGCCTTCAGTTACGGCTACAGGTGGAACAACCGCGCCATATTCGGGCCAGTAGTCTTCCTGCCAATATTGACTAGGCCAATAAGTTGTTTGCCAATAGCCTGGAGTGAGTAGAACCATGATTATGCGCCGTCATTAGTGATTGCGGTGCGGTCTCCAACCGCGGTGACTGTTGCGGTGATGCGAGGTTTAGTGTCTGCTTGGTCTTGGAACTTGATTGTGTTTGTTCCGCCGCCGCTGCTTTTGCCCGCTAGTGCTGCGAGTATAATGTTGATTGCTTCACGGAGGGTCATGCCGACTTCTGTAGTTTCATCGTGTACTGCGTCTGCTATGGCTGCGAGGGTTAAAGTGTCTGTTACGGCTTTTATATCGGCGACTTCAGTGTCCACATAACCTTTGGTTGCATCTACGATAAGATCGAGTCTTCCACCATCATGCCAATCAGTTTGAAGTTCATCAGTATCTACCAGAATGTCAGTTACATTTACAGCCATGTTTATAACATTGGAATTCATATTATCCACAGTTATGTCAATTTGGTCTCGAAGCAAGTCGTTTACGCTGTTAAGAGTGTTTACTGCGGGTACCTCCGTGTTTAGTGCGTTGTCCACTTCTGTGTTGATGCTGGCTTTCATTGTTGCGCCAAAATCAATGTTATCACTTGAAGCCACATTCACGTTTTGTGTGGCTGTTGCTAAGTCAAATGGATGTTGTGCTGAAGCGTTGCCATAAGTTTCTATGATTAGGCACTTGTCAAGCCACGCTTTAGGGTTTGTTTGGTCAACGATGTAAATGACTATTCTTGCGGCTTGCATTTCAGCCAATGCCAAGGCTAAACTATAACCTGTTCCTTCATCCGTGAATCCTGCGGCGGGTGCTGCTTGGTTGCCTTCATCCTTCATCATGGCTATGTCACCCGCAGCATAGGCAGCGTCTACTTTTAGGTCAGTGCCATCTAGTTCGTAAAGGCAAAAGTCAATTGTTGTGGCTACGCCATATTTGCGAAGATAGATAGATCCCACTTTGCTATACCTCCAGTAGAATATCCAAGATTGAGATTTCAACGATTAAGAAAAATTATTTGATGAATCTGCCATTAATCATGCTTCGGTTTGGCAATGCTCTCTTATGCCGATTATTCGCTTGCGTTTTTCGTGTTGCCCATTGGCAGTTTGAAGGTTCATAGTTCCCATCGTTATTTATTCGATCAAGAGTATGTCGTGGACTCGGTCGTTTTCCCATATCCTGAATAAATGATAGAAAGGATTTATCCCATCGTTCACAGACAACGATACCACGTCCTCCATAACGAGCGTACGCAAAAGCTGTTGGAGATTTGCATCGCCTCCGCATATCTGCCCAAATATGGTATTCATGGCTGTTAGATAGACCATGTTTGGAAGGACGACCAGTATGGGCACAACCACATGATATTTGCCCATTACGAAGTTCATGTGCCGTTACATTTACAATATTGCCACATTCGCAACGACATTTCCAGACAACTCTTGTTCCTTGATTCCCTGTTCTTTCCAAAACTGTTAGTTTGCCGATTTTTTGGTTAGCTAAATCAATGAGACGCAAAGGTATCAAACGTAAAGGAATATCATCCATAGTTAATAAGGCTTGCGTAGGTAAATGCTTCCCATTTAGTAGTCTTCCTGGTTGATTAAAGTGAATAATTGTTGCCCACCAGTTGCCGCTTCACCACCAACCCCCGAATTACCCAACAAAGAATGAGTGTGAGTAATTGAGTCAGTAGCTACAGAAGGAGCGTTATGCGTATGTGCATAGCCTCTTACACAGTTTCCAGATGCGGAAGTGCCAGCCCAACTGTCATGAGAGTGGTCTCCGCCATAACCCAATGTTATACTGAATGGGTGAACGTGACTTTCCGCCGTTCCACCCACATCAGCATTATTCGTGTTGCCACTAACAGTGTGGTCGCTGTGTGCACCACCACCAGCACTTGTTAAAATAGTTCCAATGGCATGGGCGTGATTAGTTGCTGGAGAACAAGCACTACATTTATTGTTTGTAACTGTTCCACCATGCTGATGCGAAGCTCCGCCATTACCTTCACTTACAAGACTTATACTGTGAACATGCTCATACCAGTTGGGACTACCCAAATTTGCAGACCCAAAACTAACCACAATAGAATGAGTATGAGCATCTTGAACATTCGTTGTAATTTTGTGGCTATGATTGGCTGCGCCACTATAACCGCACTTGTTGGAAACAGTGTAATAAACTGTTTCTACTTCGTGGTCATGAGTAGTTGAAGTACTCGTAATAGTAGCATTTAAATGTGTGTGACTGTGATGCTCAGTTTTAATGGTTACATTTGGATGTGTGTGAAGATCATAGTTTTTATCAAGCCAAAGTATGTCCATTAGTTGAATTCCTCGTCAATTGTTAATTCCCAAGTTTCACTTGAAGCCTTAAAGCCAATCATCCAAATACTGATTCAACTTCCCCAGAGTTTTCTTCATCAGTTCTAACTCGTCTCGTTTCAACTCAATAATCGCGTCAATTCGCTGCTTAAGATTCTGTTCAACATCGTTGATTCTTTGCATAAGTTGGTCTTGACTTTCCACAGTTTGATCTTGTTTTACCTTTAAAGTGGCAAGTTCACTTTGTAACTTTTCAATTTGAACAACTGTATTTTGGATCGCTTCTTTAAGAGTTTCTTTTTCCTTTTTGTCTTTCTCTATGAGAGCTTCTTTTTGCATGATTTCCTCTTGTTCAACAGATGGCAACCCCATATTTTTTCGAATTTTGTTCTCTTCTGCCCTCTGCCTTTTCAGTTCTGCCTCAAGAAATTCTTGTTCTAATGCCATTAGGTTGGTATCCCCACCGCAAACAACAAGACAGGCGTAGTCACAGTTACTCCAGCATCAGCCACTGTCACCTTATTCAACAGGATAGTCACGGTTACGCTTGTCCTCGTGTCTTTCTTCACCATCGTAGCAATATCCAAGGTTTTACTGCTGTCAAAATCGTCAAGCGTTGCATAATCGCCATTGTTCATTTCTAGCTCGTAGACTTTCCAAGCTCCAAACTTAATGTCTTTACCTTTCAACAAACTTTCTGGTTTATCAGTTCCCAATTTTTAAGTCACCTCATTAACATAATTCACAACGGTTGACGGGTCTAAATCTGGATAGCATGGAAGAATAACAATCTTAGACGCAATCTCATCAGTTGCTGGAAACCCTTTTTGCAATGGTTCATATCGGATTCGCACATCCACCTTACGTTTCAAGTTGTCAAGTAACACATCCCGATTAGGAACTAGGCAACCGTAGAACCCATAGTTTGTGCCATATCTTGATGTTTTCTGGCTTCGGAACGGCAAATGAGCATTGTAATAATCGAAAATGCGCTTTTTCTTAGCTAGAATTTCATCAAGCATACCACAATATGTTAAGCCTACGATTGCGTTCAGTTCTGACATGCGACTGCATTTATCTCTTATTTCTTCAGCTTCGTTTGCTAGTTTACGGTTGTTTGTGAGGATTAATCCGCCTTCACATGAAGTTACAGTTTTGGTCGCTGTCAAGCTTAGGACAGTTGCATCGCCAATTTCTGGCAAATCCGCGCCTAACGAGTAAGCGCCATCATAAATTATTGTCTGATTCTCACTATTTTGTTCTGCTAAATCTGTGTTGCCGAAAGTATGCGTGACTATTAAGGCATTTAAATCATTGCTTTGTTGATTCATAAGCCAAGTGTTTTTATTTATGTCACAATAGAAAGTCTCAGAAGGCAGTATGTATTGAAGGCTTTTCCAAGTGAAGGCTTGAACCATTATAGCTTTTATTTTAAGGGTTTTCAACGCAATCCACATGGCTTGAGTTGCTGATGAACACGCAACAGCATAGTCTACACCGTGTAACTGCTTAGTTCTCTCTTCCAGTTGCCTAACATTCAATCCGTTTGTAATCTGACCTGTTCGCATGACTTTGGCAACTTCATTCGTAATATGTTCAATCTGCGATTCAGACAGTTTAGGCAGAACATAAAAAGGAATCTGCTTCTGCTCAGTCTCTAGAATGGTCAATTCATTTCCTCAATTATCTTCATGAAGCTAGAACGGTTTTTGATTGTCTAATACACAGTCTATCTTGAAACTTTTTGGTAAATTCGCTTTGTAACTGTTTCAACTCTTCATTTGAAAAAGAGTCTGTTATCCAGAAATCATTACTATACTCGTCAGTTAAACTCCAATCAACATCCACATACTTCCCCGAATAGACTGCAGTTCCAGGATAAGGGCAGAGAACTGTCATGCCATACGTGTCAGCGTCAATCTCATCTGCCAACTTCAGAGTTAAGTCAAAGTCACTTCGTGTTTCAGAGGGAAAACCAACCATGAAATAAGCACGTCTTCGTATCCCAACTTCCTTTGCCCACGTAAACACATGTTTGATCTGTTTGATTGTTATGGCTTTTCCCATTTCCTTTAAGATGTGTGGCGAACCAGATTCGCAACCAATCCAGATTTCTCGGCAATTCGCCTTCTTCATAAGTTCCAACGTAGGCTTATCCATTATTGCCGCATGAATATTGCCACCCCAAGGCACTGTTATGCCCCGCTCAATCTTTTCACGGCAGAATTCTCTAAGCCACTCCAAGGTGGTGTTGATTTCTGCATCTGCAAACTTGACAAAATCTATGTTCCATTGACTAATTAACTGTTGCATTTCAGCTAAAACATTCTCCACACTACGTTTCCTAACTACATTTCCAAAAACATCATGGTCGCCAGTGCAGAAAACACAATGGAAAGGGCAAACTCTGCCACTTAACATAGAGGCTATACGTTCTCCATCGTTCTTTTCAGTTAATGCTAAAGTTCTCTCTTGATGAATCAGTTTACGATCTGGGAAAGGAATAATATCTAAGTTTTCTATAGGCGGCGGTAAATAAACGGTTTTGTCTTTCGGATGCCTAAGTATCATTGGTAGTCCTACTTCGCCCTCTCCAACAACAACCATATCCACTTGCGGATAGGCTAAAGTTTCACGTTGAAGGCTTGAAGGATGATGCCCACCAAAAACGGTTTGCACCTTCGGATTTCGCTCTTTGATTTTCCAAGCCAATCGCAAAGCATGCTTCATTTGTGGGGAAGTACATGAAAATCCTACGAAGTCGGAATCTACGGAACCTTTAATAATTACCTCATCACTGTCGAAGAAACCATCAAAAAACTGTAGCTCCAAAGGTTTTTCATGATAGTATTCCTTTAAATAACTGCCAATATATCCGCACGCTAAGCTTTCCCAAATGCTATGATAAAATGGTCTTATAAGCGTGAGTTTCAATCCATTTCACCAATTATTCTGAGGAGCTTATCTGCTACTGGCTTCTCATCATGCAATCGTTTGCAGTATCGGTATGTCATCTCTCCAAACATTCTACGCGTTTCCTCATCCTTGCCCAGCCTGTAAGCCTTTTCAAACAGGTCATCCTCATCCCTAAAGGTTATGAAGGGACTGTTCAAACCTGTTTCCTCATGGATTTTTTTGATTACTCGGTTGCTTATTTTTGTGACAACTGGAATCTTGAAAATTGAGGCTTCGACACTTATCATGCCATAGGAATACTCGAATGGCGGATCACTGTCAAATACTACGTCTGCCATGCTTAACGATTGCAGGCAACTGGCCCATGTTTGGTTGCGGATGGGCATGTAATTCACGTTTGGATTCAGTTTCATAACATCAGTGATTACTTTACTGAATGATTCTGTTCCTTTCTTGTACTCGTCGGAAGGCGCATGGCAGAAAATCACTTTTTTCCTTGGCACTTCAAACTGTTCTAGGGCTTTAGTGTCTTGGTTGCATCTGCCATACATGTTACTGATTTCGCTGAAGCTCCTGCAACTTGGAAGCCACTTCACTTTCTCTTTCGTGTAGAAGAACAAGTCTGGAATGTCAATTAAAGCTTGAAAATTGCCAAGGTACTTTCTGGCTTGGTCAAACAGTTGCGGACCTACTTGCCTGAGTTCGGAACCTAAGAAATAGATTATTTTCTTCTTGTCGCGTATGTCTTTAGGTTTGAAGTGTAGTCCTTGGAAGAAAGGTCTTATTGCGCTATGGAATAGGATCACGTCGGCTTTCATGATGATTTTGCGGCATAATTTCAAATCGTAATCTCGCATTTCCGCGATGGTTGGATAGTTAAAGCTGCTGTGACTGCGCAGGTTTATGGTTGAATGTTCAGGATGATATTTGTTCATGGCATGGCTTAACGTGAAGGCTACGCCGCCGAAGTCGCTGAAACTTAAGTTAAGTATCTTCAAATTTTGATTTTCTCCTAGGTTTAATGGATGGAGTTTCAACGGGTTCCACTTCTACATGTGGAAGGATAGGCTCTGGCGTAACGATTTTCACTGGTTCATTTTTGGCGAAGCTAAGTTGACCGCTCTGAGGGTTCAACGTTATAGAAATAGTTGACACTCCAGTAGTAACTAAGTCTTCAAGAATAGTGTAGTCATTCAGTCCAACAATGTCGTTTGCCACCCACACGCGAAGTTGCTGGTCTATCCCATGATTTTTCATCCATTTCGTTAATTCGTCTTTATCCATTTTTTCACCTCTTTTACGGGTCGTTTAAACGCTACAGCCAACAACGGCTTCTCATTTTCCAACTCGTCAATAACCCTGAAATGCAGTATTTCTAAGCCTGCATCCATGATTTTCTTGATGAAAGTGTTATGGCTCCACAGTTTTGTCAACCCGTAAACGTCGGTGGATACTTCATTCTTGTAGAGAATCTCCTGAAGGGGCAAACTAAATCTTCTGCTAGCATAAATTGAGTTGAGAAGGTTCGGCACGGTTAAAACTGCGAAGCCGTTAGGCGACAAATGCTCAGTCCATTTTCTCAAAACTTCAACAGGATTACTGAAATGCTCTATAAAGCCGAAACCGTAAAACATGTCGCAATCCACAAAGAATTTGGTCGCGTCCTTCTGGTGTAACTCTACGTTTTTGAAGCCTTTAAGCCGTTTTTCTCGTGCATACGATAGTATCTGCTTGTTCCATTCGATGCCTACGAATTTCTTTTCAGGAAACAGTCTTGCGAGAAACTCTAGCCAGATGCCATCGCCACAGCCTAACTCGACAATCGTTTCCTTATTATGCTGAATCAGTTGGCATAGCACATCGGCGACTGCACGATCATAGTCGGGCATTGTAGTGAACAACATTCTGCCTAAGTTAAGCGTAGACCATGCTTCACGGTCTGACTTCTTAACTGTTTCTTGCATTATTTTTTCGCCTTTACAGGCTCTAACCAACCTCTTGGACCAAGAATGTCCATGTAGTCCTCGTGGGGCTGAAGCCTTTCTCGAAGCTTGAATGCTTTGAAGTGAACATAAACAAATTTTTGAGTCCAGTAAACGGGGTAAGTGTGCTCAATTATTCTGCCATGTTTGTCCTGTAGAAACCAGTGTGTCATGTCATAGTGCATTCCGTCGCTTTTCTGGTAAATCCAAGGATGCCAATAAGTCCGCAGTGAAGATGTGTGTAATCCTGGATTGTAGTAGGGTGTTCCGCCAACTACGCAGCCGCTGGTTTGAATTTCATATAAGCCTTCGCCCACATTGCCTACGAGCATGTTGTCAGCGTCAATTATCACTAGCCAATCGCCTGTTGGAACCGCGTCAATGAGGGCTGTGCGTTTCACGCATTGGTTTAGCCACGGCTTACCATCTGGACACTCTATTATTTTAACTGGCGGCAAATCCTTGAAAGCTTTAATGATTTCTAAACTGCCATCGGTTGTCCATGGTTGAGCATCAGGATGATATTGCCTGTACTGTTTTAGGTACAGTTCATATGCGCCGTCAGCAACTATGATGGAGTCCACGTTGCCTTTTAAACTTTCCAAGCAAGCGCCTAAGAATGCGCGGTCATTGTATAAATTTAGTACGGCATGAACTTGTTTGTCTTTCATATATTGTTCTTCCTTAAAAAGGGGGAAACTGGGGTTTCAGTATGCGACAAACTAGGTTTAAGCCTTGGTTAGGTTTGTGAAGATTGGCACTATTTCTTTTAAGTCGATGGCGACAACGCCGAAAGTGTGGCTGCCAACAATCTTTAGCACTCGTTCTTTAATCAGCCTGTCAGTTTCAATTAGAAGTTCACGTTTTGGACATAACGCTAATGCACGTTTGGGACGCATCAGGAAAGCTTGCAAGTGTGTTCCTGTGTCTGTGCTTGTGGTCATGTGGCTTCCTGTCTGGTAACCGCCCACAACGATTTTAACGCCCATGTACTCGGTGAGGACGCCTGATTTGAGCGGTTGCCCCACAGCGAATGCTTGGGGTGAGCTTGCGCTTAATTCTTCAAGCAACGTCGCGTATGGTTCGCCGTTTATGTATAGGATAAGTTCGCCGGGATGAACGTCTTTGCCTGCCATCAAGAGTTTGCCGATTGCTTCTGGAATGTATCGTGCGTAGAACGCAGCGGTGTCACTTTGGCCGTCAATGATTCCCGCGTAGGCTGTGGTGGCTTTTGTGCCGATTTCTGTGATGAGGTTTAAGTCTTCTGACCTTACTGCTGCTCTGACGAATCGTTGGTTAAGCTCGTCGAGCAAGTTACTGTCAATCATTTCAATGTCGGCGTATGGCACTTGAGTGTACTTTCCTGCTTCCTTCAGTGTGGTGGTTAAAGTGCTGATTATGCTTGTGGCTTCCGTCAGCGAGTCTGCTTCAGGCGTGATCTGCACGAAATCAAAGTCTTTCACATATGGAATGTTGACGGTTTCGCCTTGTTTGCCCTGTACAACATCACTGACGAATACGTAGGCACGTAGGTTGCCAGCGACTTCGTAGGCTGTGCCGCTTGGAACCACAACTGTCCACTGTTCCTTAATATCGGCGGTTCTAACGTTTTTCAATGCTTCAACAAGTTTGGTCTTTTTGTCGGTTCCCATTGATTCTACAACGCCTTTGCCCTCTGCCTTCTTAGCTTTGTATTCCTTCAGTTCTTCAAAGTATTCTTTAAGTTTCGGGCTTTCCTCAACAAGTTTCTGAATGGTCTTGTCTATTTCGGGCAGATTAATCTCTATCACTGTACCGTCGCCTGTTTTTGCTTCTGCAACAATCTTTTTTTCTGACATTTTTTGTTTTCACCTTAAAC